GGTGGCCTAGTTATTGGACTATTACCTTGTTGCCAGCGTGTATCATCTGGGTGTGAAGGTCGATATAAGTCTGGGTTTATATCCTCAATAATTCTCCATTGATTAGAATTATCTGGTGTTCTTCCAGTTTGGTCACACCCAGCATATACGATATCTACATCTTCTGGTCTGTCCTTTTGAAAATCTATTATTTCGTCATAATATGGCCCTACTTGAGTTTCAAAAGTCCACCTTAACATATTTTGACATTGTTCTTGACTTGTCTCTTGTATGAAAGGCACACTTTCAAAACTTGTGCAGTTACCATGAAAACATACGAGTAATATTGCCACATGAAATATTTCAGGCATTTATTCTCCTATTCAGCTATACCACTCGCAGACCGACTTCCTTGTGGATAAACTGGTGGTTCTGGAACTGTAAAGTCTTCATTCCAACCAAATGCTTCTATTACTACAGGCTCTGAAAGACCTTTATATACTTGATGCAATCTTTTGTCTTTAGCAGCAACAAGTAGGTCTGCTTCACTTTCGTGTAAACCTTCCAACATCTGTATAAACATTTGTTCTTTCTTAAACTGTGCAGTTGCGTTGTCAGCACCCTTAATGAAGTGCCATAGTTTTCTAGCTTCGTATGCTAGAGTGGAATGTTCTGTTCCTTCTGGAGCATCATTCCTTTTAAATGGAACATTACCTTCTGGTAATACCCATTCAATCTTTGGGTCAAAAGATGCTTTAATTATCATACGCAGAGAATCTGTATTGTGTTCTTTCAGTATGTTTATCTTTTGTCCTTTTGTCTTTGCTTTGTGTACTTTGTCAAGTACCTCTGAAAATAATAATGTGTCACCTGCCATTTTAAAAATCTCCTATCGATTCAGTTAATTCTTTTAGTTTATTATCTATAAAATAATTAAGTAGTTTACTTCTATCTCCATGAGGAGCTCCATCTATCTCAGTTAAAATTTGTTCTTCTAGTTCTTGTGGTATTTTATCTAAGTCGATTAACTTCTCATTTCTCTGATAGTTTCTCTTGGTTTCCTCTGGCATGCTATCCATAGATTCTAACCAAGTTTCTATCTTTTTCTTTCCTAAAGGTCTTTGACGTAATCCCTCTGTGAATGTAATATCTGGTGATAATACATTAGGAACGCCATCGCTTGTATCACCTTTTAGTATGTGTGTTCTTATATAGGTGTCTGGATTATGCCCATTTACATGCTTCTTTAGAATAGGACTATACTGATTTACATTTTCGTATTTGTGTAATTGTATGAAATCTTTATCACCAGATACAATCATAATTGGTTCAAATTCTTGTTTACACAATGTTCCAATAATATCGTCAGCCTCTGCACCATATACTTCTAGATATTTGTATGGTAAATATTCTTTAAACTCTGCCTTAATTTTATTCAGAACACCAAAGATATTATCCCAATCCTTTGAATCATTCTCTCTGGCTTTCTTACGATTCATTTTGTATTGAGGAAAGTAATCCCTTCTCCAATAATGTTTTGAATCATAAGTTAAAATTACTTCACCATATTCTTTTTTAAACATATTTCTATATAAACGAATTGAATTAAGAATCATATGTCTTACCATACCTTCATCAACTGTTTTTTCTTTAGTCATATTCAAATGCATCATTAGACTTGCTAGTGAGATTTGATTCATATCAATTATTATCACTTGTTTTCCTTAGTTGGTGGTTGCCAGTAGGCATTGAAACTCATTGACCTTCTTTCTCCATCACAGTAAAATGGATAGACACTATGTTTTAACCATGAAGGAAATACTAATATCATTCCTACTTCTGGTTTTACCATTAGAGTATCACTTCTCATATCTTGAGCTTCTCCATATGCAAACTCAATCAATCCACTTGCTGGATAATGGTCTTGCGTTTCCTTCACAAAATGGTTTTCCATACCATCTGGTATTTTTAAATATATCACACCAGAAAAATGACCACTATGTTTGTGCCATGGGTTGTATTCATTTTTGTATTGACTTACAATCCAACTCTGAGTAATATTAATATTTTCCTCTTTAGGTTTTGCACCACCAGTCATTTTATTCCATTCATATGACCTACCCCATGCTTGCATTTGTGCTAAATATTCTTGACAATATTTTCTTAAAACCATTAAAGCATATTGAGAATCTTTTTTATCATACATTGGTATTGCAACTTCTTTAGATACTTTACCTACAAGACTTTCTGAAAAATCCCACTTCTTAGATAAACCATCATCAGCTAAAACAGTATCACCAGCTTTGTTTATAATATCAATAAACTTTTGTGGTACTCTTGATTCTAATATTGTCGGACTAAAAGTTTGTTTCCAAGATAATTCTATTTGTTCTTCACCAGCATTTGTTGTACTACCTTGAACATGACTTGCTCTATCTCCTTTACCGTCCATACCAGAATTCATTACAGCTCTGTTGAATTTTTTTCTTCCTCTAAATGGTGATTTATTTTTTGCCATCATCTTTCCTTAACATTTCAAATAATTCTTTTTCAGTAAAATGATATAGTTGACCTTTTGTTCCATTCATTATTTTATCTATAATAGATTGGATTGGGTGTTTAAGTCCTATATCTCTAAATATTATGCTCTTACAACACTCACTTATAAATCCAATATCACGAATAAATTTATGGTCTTTTAAATCAAAACCATTTTCACCCATTGTGTGAATTAGTTGTACCATAAGATGCTCTGTCAAATCATCTGCAAATAGTAAATCTTCTTGTAGTTGATTTTGTAGTGGGTCTTTTGGAGTCTTTACTTTCTTTGCAGATTGTTTTTTCCAAGGCCCTTTTATTACTGTTCCTTTGGTGCTATCGTTTTCCATTTTATCCTCATATGTTCGTCTTTACCATAATAATCATTACACCAATCTCCATGTTGAATATAATGATTTATCTGTCTTATATAACCTTCAACACTTGCTAGTTTAGCAATAGAACCTTTGACATTCCTTCTAACCTCTGCACGAAGTGGTGATGCTTTTTCTCTATTGTGTTTTATCCACTCTCTTACTTTCTTGTAAGAAAGAAAATGGTCGTCAGGCAATGCAACAACAGATGGGTGTACATTTTTATATTGTATTGGCCCTTTTGCTTCTCTCGCCTTTGCAAGTCTTTCTGCAGCTGCTTTCTTTTGTTCTTCTGTCATGGGTTTACGTTTTTTAGGACGTTTTGATGTACCCTCTTTCCATTCAGCCATCAGTAACCTCTTTGTTCTATTTGTTTATCTCTATTCTTTAACCACCGTCTTCTACCAGCAGCCTTTGCAAGTCTTTTCTTTTCACTTCTAGTTTGAAATGAAGTTCGTTCTCTCATTTCATTAAAGATACCTTCTGTCTGCATACGTTTTTTTAATATTCTTAATGCCTTTGTGATATCATTACCACGAACTTCTACCTTTAACCCTTGTTTTGGTCTTTCCTCTTTGGAATACTTTTTACGAAAGGGTTTTTTGTAATTGTTTTGTTTATTATATTTCAAACTAATATATCTCCATTTTTATATTTACCCTCAAAAGGTGGTGTGGAGGGTTTTTTATGACTACAATGATTCCAACACAAAGAACAACCAGAACTTCTAAATCTAGCCCATCTTCTTTCAATCCATTTATCTAAATCACTCACTAATATATTTCCTTTAATTGCCATTCATTATTTATTTTACACGCAGTACCACGCATTTGTTTCAATTCATCATTTACTTGTACAGATGTTATAAACTCTCTACACTCACCCTCAGTCGTAAGAGGCATTGCATTTACAGCAATATTCTTACTTGGGTGTTTCCAAGTAGATGATTGAAAATTACTATTACTAGTCAAAGATTGTGAAAGTAACATAGTAGCATACAATTGGTCAACTTTATCAAATGTATCTCCAATACTATGCCCAATCACTAATCCAGCAACTGCAGCTGCACTTATAAGTAATGGGTCACCACTACTATGTGTTGCAAGCACTCCAACAACAACACCTAAACCACCGCCTATTTTTGCTTTTGATATTGGTGTGTCATCTGCCCATACACCACGAGCTGGTTGATAAAAATCTTTAGAAGTGCAGCCCGTTATAGGATTGCAACCATTGTCTGCAATCCCACTTGGTAAACCACTCATAATACAACCACTCA